GCGCAAGATCGTCGAGTGATGACCAGGCGAAAGCCGAGCCAATTTGAAATAGAACTGGCGATTGAACAGGAACGATGTGTGATGGAGCGGCACGCTGAAGCAGTGATCGCCAATGAAAGGTATATAGGTTTAATCAAAGAGAGCTGTAAGCAGAACGAATGTTACTGCGAGCCACCTTGCGAAAACTCAGAGCCAAGATTAGACAGTTTTAACGGCCTTATAGAACGGGCAAAATTCATTTAAAAGCAAATAAATCAAAATAAAACTCAAATATAAACCGCTTGATTGCGGTTTTTTTGTGCCTAAAATAAAAATAATACATTTATGTATTGATTAATTAATACACTGGTGTATCATGCTTAACAACAACAGAAACATACTGAAACGGAAGATTCCCGTCGAAGAATCGCAGGACGTCGATGAGACACAGACCCTAGCAGCACAGCTCTTTGTAGTGATGATCTTCTTCATGAGGGTCATCTGTACAACGCGTCATGTTGTTACTCCTCGCCATCCGGCACATTGAAACCCCATTTCGGTGGGGACTTTTTGGAGGTGAATTCATAACCCTTTCCAGATCGCTGGGGATATTAGCGCTGGGAATGCAAGCGCCATAAATTTTGATTCTTACCTTTCGGTGGCGGGTTGCATTTACGAGTACAACAATATCCTTGAGAAGATTAATTGTTGTTCTGCTGGATGACGTAACCAGCATTATTAATACTATCTACTCACTCTTAGCTTAGAGAACGCGCACTGGCGGAGTGGATAGTCTTAATAATTTATACGCATGGGTGCTGTAACTGTTTTTTTGATGTGGTGTTAATTATCGGCCACAGCATCCAGCCGTATAAACCGAAGTAACAATAATAATTTAAGGGGAAAACAAATGAGTAATTTAATTATGAAGGATCAAGCTAAACGCCAGTTAATGCTTGATGAGTTTGATAAACATTGGTACCAGGCAGAAACAAAGATCATAAAAAAGAAATTTATATTTGCTTTTATGCTGACAGTTTTGTTGGTTTATATGTTATCGATTTTTATCCCTGTTGAAGCCAATACAGCTTGGAAGTCAGTTTCTGATCAAAGCTTGGTTGATATGTTTGGGGAAGAGTGATGACCAAAAAAGACTTTCAAACAGCTTGTAAACGACTTGAATCATTGGGTTATGGTTTGGTTGATTATGAACCAGCAGCCAAGTTTGCAAAATATGAGCTAAATGGCTCTGTAAAAATTGTAGGGGTACGAAAATGAGTAATGTAACTGAATTAAGAGTAGCTGAGTCAAATGGCACGCTGCCGGTTAGTGCTTCCGAGTTGGTTAGAAATCCATCCATGATGGACCAATTTAATGCACTAGCCAATGTTATGGCAAATGGAAAAGTAACCGTTCCTAAGCATTTACAAGGCTCGCCTGGTGATTGTTTTGCGATCGTCATGCAAGCGGCCCAGTGGGGAATGAACCCATTTAGCGTTGGCCAAAAGACTCACCTAGTTAATGGTGTGCTGGGTTATGAGGCGCAGTTAGTTAATGCTGTTGTGCAATCATCAGGCGCTATCTCTGGGCGTTTTTATTACGAATACAATGGTGAAGGTGAAAACTTATCTTGTCGTGTTGGAGCTGTTATTAAAGGCGAGAGTGAAATCGTCTGGAGTGAATGGTTATCAGCAAGAAGTGTAGCAACAAAGAACTCACCACTTTGGAAAACCAACCCCAAGCAACAAATGGGCTATTTACAAGTTAAGAACTGGGCGCGTCTTTATTGCCCTGGTGCGATATTAGGGGTTTATTCAGATGATGAATTACATGAAATCACAGAAAAAGAGATCAATCCACTACCGGCACAAGCAGCCTATATCAAACCAGCGCTTGAATTTTGCACTGATGAAAACTTTCATGAAAAAGCAGATTCTTGGTACAAACTGATCAAAGAAGGCAAGAAAACTGCACAGCAAATCATTACGATGATCGAAACAAAATACCTGTTCACTAATGATCAGAAAGAAGAAATCTTATCCTGGGAAGAAACTACTGAAGGGGAGTTAGTCTAATGCAAGTCCATAATTTAGTACAAGGCAGTCCAGCATGGTTGGCGTATCGCTCAATGCATTTCAATGCGAGTGATGCACCGGCTATGATGAATTGCTCACCATATAAAACCAGAACCCAATTACTGAATGAGATTAAAACTGGTTTAACACCCGAAGTTGATGCTCATACTCAACGCATTTTTAATGATGGTCATCGTTTTGAAGAATTAGCGCGTCCGTTAGCTGAAAAAATACTGGGAGAAGATCTGTTTCCAGTGACTGGATCCATTGGCGAGTTATCGGCCAGCTTTGATGGCTTGACAATGGATGAGGCGATTGCCTGGGAGCATAAGACGATCAATGACAAATTAAGGTCCGTTAATTCTGCTGAAGAACTACCACTGAATTACCGCGTACAAATGGAGCAACAGCTTTTAGTATCGGGTGCTATGAAATGTTTATTTATGGCAACCAAATGGGACAACGACGAGTTGGTTGATGAAAAGCATTTTGAATACACCTCAGACCAAAAATTACGAGACGACATTATCTGCGGATGGGAGCAATTCAATACCGATCTTGCAGATCACGAAGTGAAAACAGTTGTCGAGTTACCCAAAGCCGAGTCCATTATGGATCTGCCAGCCGTTATCGTGCAAGTTAAAGGCGAGTTGACATTATGTAACATGGCTGATGTTAGGCCGCAGTTTGACAGCTTTTTAGCTAATGCCATAACAGTCATGGAGACTGACGAAGATTTTGCCCTTGCAGAAGCAGAAAGCAAAATGGGCCGTGAAGTCGCTAAACGCTGTTTGGCTACTGCTAAAGGGGTTGTCGATCAAACCTCTAGCATCAGTGAAGTAACAAGAGAGCTAGAGCTTTATGCAGCCAAGTTTAACGCTTTAGCCTTGAGCCAAGAAAAAGCGGTAAAAACGCAAAAAGAAGCACGCAAAATTGCGATCATGAATGAGGCAGTTACTGCGTTTATAGGCTATAAGGCGTTAGTTGAGGCTGATATACATCCGATTAAACTTATCTCTGCCGCGCCTGACTTTGCCGGTGCTATGAAAAACAAGCGCACCATTGCCAGTTTGGAAGATGCGGTCGCTAGTGAGTTGGCTAATGCAAAGATAGAAATCGATGCAATCGCCAGGGCGGTCCGGATAAATTTATTGCTATTGCTTAAATCAGATGATTACCGCTTCTTATTTAACGATATTCAGACAATTATTTACCAAACTGCCGATCATTTTAAGCTCACAGTAGAAAATAGAATTGACTCCCATAAACGCGCAGAAGCTGAAAAGCTGGAAGCACAGCGCTTACAAATAGAAGTCGAAGCCAAGCGCAAAGCCGAAGCTGATCAAGCCAAGTTACTGGAAGCTGAACGTCAAAAGATCCGGCAGGAAGAACAAGCCAAGTTGGTTGAAGAATTACGTTTAGAAGCGCTTAGAGTCAAAGAAGAATTGGCTAAAGCAGAAGCCAATAAACCAACACCTGAAAAACTACGCGCACGAGCTAAAGAAATAGCAACCGGTGCTGAGTATGCCGATAGTAACGCCACACGAAATGCTGAGTTAGCCGGTGCATCCAAGTTAAGAGCAGAAGCGGATGAACTGGAGAAAGCACAGGAAGTAACGCCAACGCTTAAAGACCGAATTATCTGGGCGGTGGTTGGTGAGTTTAATGTGTCATTTAAGGAAGCAGAAGATTTAATTATGAAAGAGTTTTTTTTACTAACGGAGAAAGCAGCATGAGCATGAACAATATTAATTTACGTGAAATTTTTACTAAGACCGTATTACCTCACATTGAAGATACGGAGATTACTTGGGTTAGCAAAAAACTCGGAGGCCGTGGAGCAGCATCTACGCCTGAAAAATCCTATTTGTATGTATCATCATCTATTACAAAGACTGGAGTTAAGCGCACTTGCATCACGTTTTACAAGGACATTATTAAAGAATTGCGGCTGATGGTTGGTGATCAAATCATGATTGGTGAGGACAAGCAAAAAAATATCATCATTAAGCGTGTACAGCAAGATGGTTATGTTCTGGGATGCACATCAAAAAAAGAAACTCATGCTACTAAGTTAAGCGCCCAGATCCCGTATTTAGAAAACAAGCCTAAATACTATCCAAAATCAGAAGTTCTGATCACCGATGGTGGCATGATTTACATTAAAAAAGAGGAAGTAGTAGTATGAGTAACGTATTCAGTTTTACCGGAACCGTCGGCAGAGATGCCGAAGTCAGATATGCACCATCAGGTGTTGCCATTTTAAATGTCACTGTTGCCAACAATATTGGCTTTGGTGACAAGCAGCAAACCCTCTGGGTTAGAGTTGTTGTATTTGGAAAACGTGCGGAAGGCAAGTTGGTAGATTACTTGAAGAAAGGTCAGCAAGTCTTTGTTTCTGGTGAATTAACTCAAAGCGAATACAAAGCCAGTGATGGTACAGCCAAAACCAGTCTTGAGCTTAACGCAACCATTCTGGATTTAATTAGCAAAAAATCAGAGGGTGAGCAAACGCAACAAAGACAGCAACCTCAACAAAGGCCTACGAAAGCACCTGTAAATGATCTTCCATACGATGATTTTGACGACTCGATACCTTTTTAGGAGGTGGCAGCATGAAACCAATAGACTGGCCTGCAATGATTCATCAGCTGAATGAATCTGGCGTATCGCAACAAGCGATCAGCAAAAGCACAGGTATACCACCAGTAACGCTATCATCGATCAAGGCTGAAACTATTGCACCGATTGAACAATGGAATCGTGGGTTAATGTTATTGGATTTATATTTAAAAACAACCGGCACACCACCACCACGCATTGATGAGGGGTATCAGTTTTGACCAGAGAAAGAGAGTTACTTAAAAGAACTATTTATTTTTTAGAGCCGCTAGATTGGGATGCGAATGTCCAAGACACCTGTCAAGATTTGATTATAGAAATCACAGCACTACTTGCACAAACTGAGCAAGAGCCTGTTGCTTGGATTTATGAACGCCAAACCGAAGATTTTACAGAGCGGACTTTATCGGTAGGGTTTGAAAAGAATTTCGATGGAATAACAATACCACTGTACGCATCGCCGCCCAAACGCAAACCGCTTAGCAATGAAGATATAGCCAATTTAGAAATTCTATCAAAAACTTTGGATAGTCTTGAATATAGATATGGTTTTATAAATGGTGTTTTGTACGCAGAAAAAGCACACGGTATTGGAGTAGATGATGAGTAAAGAGAGGGGGTTACTGGAAAGAGTTAGAGCTGGAGATGATGACGGGAATTGGTCTATTAGTCATAGACTGTACAAAGATATCCAAGAACTACTCGCAGAACATGATCAAGATAAAAAATCGAAAGTTGATTTTCAAACACTTAATGAAATGGGATTAAAACGCTTACAGGTATCTGATAATTTAGTTCTACAAGAAAGTTGTGCTAAATCACCTACATTAATTTTTGCTGAAAATGGAAATGTAATAGAAATTATAAAGTACAAAAAATTACTTGAAATTAGAAACTTTATTGATGAAATTTTAAATTATGCAGATACACCCCAAATAGGAGTAGATGATGAGTAAAGAAATGGATTATGAAATAAAAATTGCAATTCTGCTGGTAACGCTTGGGATTGTGGCAACATTATGTATAGCACTTGGAACTTCGTATATAGAGACTGTATCTTTAGAGTGCAAAAAGGCATCGTTGGAGAAGAACTTAACGCCCATAGAGATTATGGAGCTATGCAAATGACACCATCTACTTATTTTGGATTGTTAGCTGAGTTTGGAACAGCCCATGTGCCAGTTGTTGAATTAGGAAAAAAGTATTTTGGCTATAGCGAGTTAGTTGCAAAAAATAATGCAGCAACGAATAAATATCCCTTCCCTGTTTTTAGAATTGGTGTTTCTAATAAATCAACATGGGTGGCTGACATTGCGGATGTAGCAAGTTACATTGACAAAGTAAAAGAAAAGGCAAAAAAGGAATATTTACTCGCAAATTAGGAAGGCTTGCACGATAAATGCACTATGCACGATGGTACATTTATCAAGTCTTTGTTTTTAAATGTTATTTAATCTATGTTAGTCCAATCGAGCATGGGGGCAACGCTAAAAGTCCTATTGACTTTACCGCTTGTTATCTGTGGGTTGGTTGTATTATCTTTAATCATTTCTTGTCTTTTTTAACTATTTATTGCACTATGCTGCACGATTTATGCACTATGACTTTTCATCGTGCATTTTTATTCTCATAACGTGCAACTATGGCTTTACCTACAAAAATAAAAAATCGGGATGGTTCGACATCATACAGGATCTTCATATCGCTTGGCGGTAAACGCGAGAGTAAAACATTTTCAACTCGCCAACTCTGCATCGACTGGGCAGAAAAAAGGCGTAAAGAAGTTGAACGTGCAGAAGTTCATGGCGAGAAATCAACGCATGTTATTTCTGATGTTATTGATCTATACCAAGCAAAGTTTTCGCACAATTACGGACGCTCTAAAAACTATGACATTGAGCGATTAAAGAAATACCCTATTGCGGCTCTTACGATTGATAAGCTAACCGCAACCGACATTATTGAGCATTGCGTAGAGCGAAATAAAGAAGCAAAACCTCAAACAGTCGGGAATGACGTAATCTGGTTGAAAAGCATATTGGTGACAATGAGCGCTGTGGTAGGTTTTGATTATGATGCGAGCGTGTTTGAAAAAGCGTATGTTATTTTAAATAAGCATAATCTAGTTGCCAAGTCAGATAAAAGAACACGACTACCAACATGGATAGAAATGCTAAAACTTACTCGTTATTTTAGAAAACAGCAAAAATCTAAAATACCGATGACTGCTATTATCTGGTTTGCTTACTTTTCAGCTAGGAGAGTTTCTGAAATTACTCGACTAGAATGGAGTGACAATAATTCAGATCGTCAAACTGGCATGGTTAGGGATGCAAAAGATCCGCGCAAAAAGAAAGGTAATCATTTGCGCTTCAAGTACGAAAAATCAGCTTGGAAGATTGTCTGCGCCCAGCCAGTCAAAAGTATTTATATTTTTCCATACAATTCTGGAACGATCAGCACTAATTTTGAAAGGGCTTGCAAATTACTTGGTATAACCGATTTACACTTTCATGATTTACGTCATGCGGCTGCAACTCGGCTTTTTAGAACATATCAGATTCAAGAGGTACAACAATTTACATTGCACCGAAACTGGAAAACATTAGAACGCTATACCCACCTAAAACCCGAAGATATAGATTAATTAACAAAGGACCTAAAATGAAAACACTCATCGCACTAACCTTTTTACTCGCTGCAAGTTTGGCACAAGCAGAAACTTTTAACCAAATCGGTAATACCACTTACGGAAGCAATGGGACTAATTATCAAAGAATCGGTAGTACAACATACGGCAGTAATGGTACTAACTATCAACAAATAGGAAGTACCACTTATAGTAATAATGGATCAACCACTCAGCAAATAGGAAGCACCTATTATAACTCTAATGGATCTAGCGCACAGCAAATTGGCGATACGCTCTATAAATCCAATGGAACACAATGCCAAACGATTGGCGAAACAGTTTATTGCAACTAAGCCAGTAATAAGGTGGCTTCTTTTGCCCTGCGCTTAATAAGACCTGCAAGCACTTTGCCGCCACCTTTATTCCATCGTTTAATCTCAATGGCTGCGCTTGACCAGTTTCTTTGACCAACTCTTATCTTAAGCGTTGATTGATTGTAATTACTGGGACCTAAGTTATAGATAAAATCAGCGATAGCTGCTTGGCGTTGAATAGTCTCCAGTTTTAATACTGGACTATATCTAAGCGCTTGATCAAGGCAAGCAGTTGCTTCTTTAAGTAAAGCTTCATCTGCTTGTTCTTGCGTCCAGACCATCCCTTCTTTTACACCATGGGTGAAGCCCCACCCGATTGTTAGCACTTTAGCCGGACAAAGATAAGCTTTTAAGGAGCAGCCTTCAGACTCTTTTATAAGAGCCTGGAGTATGGATAATGCATTCATCGCCCAATCTTTGTTTCGACTACCGTTAGCCTGGTGTCGATTCTCGACAGCTCCTGCCGAAGCTCCCTATCGATATTTGTTAGCGTGATATTAATCTCGCCCAACTGCTCATAAATTCTGGATCCGATCCAACCGATGATTACAATTAATATTGATACCAGAATGCCGATGATAGTCATTAAGAAATCTGGATCAGCCATTTTTAGCACCTAATGCCCATTGTGCAGCGAGTTGGGCAGCGGTATCTAATGTGAGTGTTGCTAGATTGCCAAATAGTTGACGAAGATCATCAACAACGCGCTGATGTTTTTCAGCGCCCGTCAAATGAGTAGCACCGGTTGCATCAAGAACTAAGCGCTTGGCATCGTTCCATAGCGTTCCACCGAGCAAAAGTTTTGCCAATAAACTAATAAGAGATTTTTTCATCTGCTGTCTCCCGACAGTAAATTAAGAGAACTACGCCATCAGGCCTAGTATATGTGCTTATTGGATCTACTGCTGCAAGCTTTGGTCCACATGAATAATGTGCTGAACAGCCAGTAACCAATAAAGCTAACGCTATTATACTTTTGTTAAAGGTTTTTGCTCTTGAAAAAAGAAACCTAAAAGACCAAAAAATATTGTTGCTACATTAACAAGATCTTGAATAATGCCAGGATCCACTTTAACGCCAATCATGGCACATACAGCAGCAATGGATGCCATTGTCCCAGGCTGTGTTAGATTAGCCTTTAGCCAGACAAATGCGCCTAATAATTTACCCATTTAATGTCTCCCGACATGATGTTAAAAATTACGATGTAACAGTTAAGTCAAAATCTCCCCAAGCAACACCCTCTATATTATCAAGATCAAAAATATACAGTCTTGCTGTGTAATCACCTTCCGTTAATGTGGCTAATCCCAATGATAAAATAAGCTTATCAGCAGTAACCATACTAAAAAGGTTTGGTGATGTCTGGCTGTCAATCATAGTATTGCCCACTTTTACCTGGCAGCGAGTAATCAGCGCATGATTAATGGGGACACCGTTGGTTGAAAGAGAAAATATAATCTCGTTATCACGTCCAGTATAAGCAATTTGTTCGATATTCATTAATAAAGGCCTATCTGATTAATGGGGGTTAGTGTTTCAATTTGATTAACGGATGTTAGTGATTCAATGTTTTTAATGGGCGTTAGCGATTCAATGCTTAAAACTCCTACATAGATAGAAGGAAATGTTAACCGACCAAATAAGGAAGGTGTTGAATGTGCTGTACTGCTCATTAGCAAAGTCGAGAATACATTGCCCGTCAAGGTTGGATTAACTTTGGCAATACTCGCCATCGCCATATCTAACTTAATAGGGCTATAAACACTAACTGTAGCTGATAAATTACTCGCCATCGCCATATCTAAAGTAATCCCAGCAGTAATACTGGCAGTAGCTTTAGTAATACTCGCCAAGTTCATCGTAGATAATATATTACCCGTCAATGTTGAAGTAGCACTAACAATGCTTTGTAAATTCATGGTAGAAAATACATTACCTGTTAATGCTGGAGCAGCACTAATTAAACTGGCTAAGTACATATCCAAATTTAAGCTACTGCTACCCATGCTAGGAGTTGCAACAGTTGAACACTCTAAATATTCTTCAGCAGTTAACCAATAACCATCATTATTATAAGTAGCAGCTCCATAGACTTGCGGTACAAAGAACAGAGTACCTGTTCCTGACGCAGACATACTCGGTGTTGCAGCAAGATATTCTTCTGCTGCTAACCAATAGCCGTCAGTGTTATACGCTACATCACCGTAAACTTGTGGCATCAGTAGCTCGGATACCAAAGGTTAGCTCTTC